AATAAAAACGACACTACTCGCCAGCTTCTATACGGGTCGTCTACAATAGAGATTGCGTCGTCTGGTACGGGCGGTTCTGCTTCTTTCGGCGGAAGTCAGGTTTTCACAATTAATAATGATATCGATTGTCTTGGAGATGTATATGTCGCTGTAAATGTAAATGTAGATACGTCCACTGGACGTTACCTCGATCCCTACTTTTTAGCTAAGATCATCAATAGAGTTGAGTTTCAGGTCGGAACTCAGGTATGGCAGACCCTTGAGAATAAAGACATCTTAGCCATAAATAAGACTGAGCTAGGCGAAGGTCAGTACGAGAGAATGGCTGCACAGGCTAACGGTTTCCTTAAGGAGGGTGGTATCCCGGTGCCATATTCTAAGCAGAATACCCCAGGTAAGATAGAAGAGAGTGGTGTTTACACATGTTATCTTCATTTGCCAATTCTTACCAAGACCCTTGGACCCGAGCTGCAGAAGTTCTCTGATCAGGTTGAGGATGGTTACCTAATGGCTGCCGCTCCCCACCAGACTGTTAAAATTAAGCTTTATTATGCTCACGCAACCGAATTGACTTCTAAGTGGAAGGCTAGAACCGAAGCCGGTCTCCGTGATCAGCCGCAAGCCCTTGTCAATGCCGCCGCCGACAAAATCACCCGCACCAATGCGCGCACCACCCTAACCACAACTATCGCCGGACAAACCAACGGTGAGGCAACATTGGCACAGACCGCGGAGTTGGTAAAAATAGATGAAATAATTGCCATCATTGATCAGATTATCGCGGCAGATGGAAGACCTACGGTACCCCCGGTCGCGTCGTTCAGTGAGTTAGACGTAAAGTTGTATGCCCAGCATATGATTATGTGTAACGAGGAGCGCGAGCAGATGAAAGCTCAGCCCGCTGGTATCCCCAAGCGTCTTAAGATGACTCAGAATGTTCAGCAGGACTTAAAGAATGGTACTAGCACAATTAATTTAGATCATTTCTCGCTTTACGCGTCTCATCTAATTATCACCACGTCTATCGACATCGAGAACGTAGAGCTTCTACTTAATTCTTCGTCTTTCTCTGGTGTCATCCCGACTGGTATGCTAACAAGCCCTTCTACTTCCGCCCTCGGTCTATACAATAATACTTTCTGTATTGGCCCAAAGAATTATGATTCGTATGACGTAAAGACATATGTTTTCCCTCTTGCGTCCCGTGCCTACGGCGGCTCGTCGGTACCCCTTAACCGTTTCGATAACATTAGACTTAAGGTTACCCCGTGCAATGTTCTAAACGCCGCCGCTATCGGTGGCCCGATTGGTGTAATTGACGTAACATGCTGCGGTGAGACCACTGCACTATACAAAGCCGGTGCTGCGTCTCTAGCTATGTATTAAATACATAATTAAGAGTTAAAATTTCAATAAAATTAATATACGAATTTAATTTAAAAAAAAAATATATTCGTATATTAAATAAAATGTCTGGAGCTGTAGCTGCTCATGCTTCGTATAACGGAAGCGGGACCCAGGGTCTTGCTGTTACAAATAAAATCACCTCAAATGACAGCGATGTAATGTCCCTGTTCTACAATAAGAATGACACTACTCGCCAGCTTCTATACGGTTCGTCTATCATGGAGATCCCCACTAGCGGCGTGTCTGGAACTACTAGCTGGGGTGGCAATCAGATCTTTACTGTTAATAACGATATTGACGCGCTAGGTGATTTATATATCCAGGTTGGTGTAAAATGTGCTGCCGCCCCTGTCACATCTAAGACCGGTCAGGGTATTGTAGCAAATGGAACTCTGAAGGCCGTTCCCGACGGGTTTACATTTAATAACTTCGGTCTTGCCTCTATTATCGATCGCGTAGAATTCCAGGTTGGTACTCAGATTTGGCAGACATTAGAAAATGATGACATTCTCGCCTGTAACTGCACTGAGATGGGAGAGGGTGTATTTAAGAAGTTTGGTGTTCAGGCTAACGGGTTTGTTAATACAATGGTGTCGAATTGGATACATCGGGTAGAACTTCCGCTATCTATGAACCCAATTCTATCAACTCGGTTGGTAACGGTACTGAAGACAACCAGGTCCACAGCGCCAGTCTTGGCAATTCTAACGATTTTTACAACTACTCGCCTCTAGGTGCTGGGACTCTCGGTTCTGGTTTTACACTCGACTCTCTAGTAAATACTGGTAAGTCTACACTAGCAGGTGGTTTCCAGGAAGTCGCCGCATCTGCGTCCGCCCCCCAGAGCCGTAGTATGTTCCTTCGTCTTCCCCTACTTACAAAGACAATGGCTCCCGAGCTTCAAGGTTTCACCGAGAATACCGAGAACGGTTATTTAATGGCGGCCGCGCCCCACCAGTCTGTTAAGATTAAGGTATATTTCACAGATGATCTATCTAAGGTCTTCACTGATTCACACGAGAGCATTGTTCCTACAGCCAGTCAAGTCACTATTGAGCCCGGTAAGCTATTTGGTCGTTGCATGATTATGTGTAACGAGGAGCGCGAGATGATGAAGTCGCAGCCCGCTGGTATCCCCAAGCGTCTTAAGATGACTCAGAATGTCAATAAGACTCAGGATACTGGTCTAGATTCTAATTATACCCTCGATTTAGATCATTTCTCTCTTTACGCGTCTCATCTAATTATCACAGTCGGTGGCGAGCCCGGCTGTGGTCTAGATACCGCAGAGCTTAAGCTAAATTCTTCGTCGTTCTCCGGTACGATCGATGCACAGCTTCTAGATGGAACTACTGCGGCGTCCCTTGGCCTGATTTCTAACTCGTTAGATAACGTCATGGCTACTAACATGAGAGACGCCGATCAGTCTAAAAAGTCTATTTACATCTTCCCCCTTGCGTCCCGCGCCTACGGCGGCTCGTCTGTACCCCTTAACCGTTTCGATAACATTAGACTGGTATTAAGTTTCTCCAAGGATTCTAAGGCTACATCGGTTAATGTAACATGTGTTGGTGAGACCACGTCCCTATTCAAGGGCGGTGCTTCTTCGCTTGCGATGTATTAAATACATTTATTAAATTCCCAGTCTAAATCTTTACATATCGACAACCATATTTTCTCTTGTTCAAATAATTTTTCTCTACTTTTAAGAAGGGGGAAATAAATTAAGTACTCGGGTTTGTCAAGTAATTCAAAAAATTTATATAGCGTATAAGAATAACTTAAAAAATTTTTTCTATCTTTGGGGCAATGATTCGCAAAGGGCTCTTGTATTTTGTTAAACATCTCAATTAATTTACCCTCTAAATCCTGTGAAATAATAAGCTGTTTATTTCCGGTTATACGATGGATTATATTTGGTATGTGTTCATAATAC